TGGCTATCACTGATAAACCTTTAAAGGTTATTCAAGGGTTCTATCGTAACTTGCAAAGCACTCCAGCTATTGATACACCTGTGATGCTTGTATCTAAACAAGAGTACAACGTATTGGGCTCTAAGTTTTCTACTGGCACTGCTAACACTATTTTCTACGATCCACGTAAGTTGAATGGTGTGTTGTATGTGTATCTAACTCCTGACCTTAATGCTCAGACTAACATTGAGTTGCACATTGTTGCTCAGTTGCCTTTAGATGATCTTGATACTGCTTTGGGTATCCCAGACTTCCCTAACGAGTGGATGAACTGTTTGGTGTGGAATCTTGCAGACCAGTTAGCTATGGAGTACGGAGTACCCATGAATGCCAGACAAGAGATTAGTTTGCGAGCAGGTGGTTACAAGACTCAATTGACTGACTGGGATGTTGAAGCTTCTAGTACATTCTTCCAACCTGACTTTAGATCAACTAGCAACAACTCTTACGGGCGGTAAACATGGCTACGGAACGTATCCCACTTACCCAACCTATTGAGTCCCGTAATGGGACTTTTGCTAAAGACTCTTACTCGTCTAATTGTTTCTTTGAGACTAGGGATCAGAAGCGAGAGTTTATTAAGCGTCCAGGTCTTGTTGTTGCTAAACAAGTTACACCTGTTACACCTCCTGCTTACTTAGATAGTCAGGGGTTAAATGCTTTTAACAACAAGTTAATTGCTGTTATTAGTAACACTGTGTATAGCATAAACCCAAGTGGTTATGCCGTTACAACCATTGCTACTACATCTGCATCTACTAGCCAAAGCTATTTTGTAAACACTTTTCTAGATGCTTACATGTTCTTCCACAACAAAGTAAACGGATACTTGTATAGCAAGACTGGTGTGTACACAGCTATTGTTAACGACAAAGTACAGAGCGTTAGCATAGACAACCCTGGTGCTAACTACAGCCAAGGTATCACTCTTAGCTTCTCTGCTGCAAGTGTAGCTGCTACACCTACAGTTACAGATGGAAAGATTACAGCAGTAGAAATTACCAATCCAGGTTCAGGTTTATCGTCTGCTGGTACTTGTACTATTAACGTACCTAGTCCTGTAACTATTGGTGGTGGAGCTGGCAATGAGGGTGAGTTAGCTTTTATTGTAAACAACACTACTGGTGTCTATGTTGGTATGTCTATTACTGGTAATGGTATTGGTCCTAACGCTAAAGTTACAACTGTTGCAAGTAACGTAGTTCTTACGGATGTTGCTAACACTTCTACTTTTGCTGCTGAGAATATTACCTTTACTGACACTGGTGTTGCAGGTGTTTTAACTCCTGTGCTCAATGGTTTTCCTACTGGTCCGTATGTAGCTGGTGCTGTATTCTTAGACAACTATGTGTTTATTGGTACTACCAACAACAGAATCTATAACTCTGATCTTGGTGATCCAACTACTTGGAATGCTTTAAACTTCTTAAGCTTTGAACAAACTCAAGATAACCTTGTAGGTATTGCTAAACACCTTAACTACCTTGTAGCTTTTGGTGCTGTAAGCACTCAGTTCTTCTATGACGTTGGTAATACTAGTGGCTCACCTTTGGGGTTGGCTGCGAGCTACACCTCTGAAGTTGGTTGTGCTAGTGGTGATTCTATTGTTGCTACTAGTAACACTGTGCTTTGGGTAGGCACTAGTAAGACCTATGGCAGGTCTGTATACATTATGGATGGGGTATCCCCTGTCAGGGTATCTACGGCTAACATAGACCGCCATTTAGAAGCTGATGCTTTAAGTAATGTGTCTGCGTATTGCTACACAGTTAGTGGTCACACACTATACATTCTTACACTGCACAACACTAACCAAACTTTGGTATACGACCTTAATGAGAAGATGTGGTACACATGGACTCAATACTCTATGCAGAGTAACGACCAACCTAATCCAGGTACGTACCAAGAGTCTTACTTTAGACCTACCTACTACACCCAACTAAATGGTGTGCCATACGTCTTAGATGACGATACAGCTACTTTGTACTACTTAAGTGTTAACGAATACCAAGATGCTGGTCAACCTATCTACTGCCGTACTGTTACGGACATCATAGACAACGGAAGTACTAAGCGTAAGTTCTATGGAAGGTTAGAGATTATTGGAGATAAGGTAGCTGGTACTATGCAGATACGTCACACTGGTGACGACTACAACACATGGTCTAACTACAGGTCTGTAAACCTTAATGCTCCTCGTGCTCAGATATACCTAAGTGGTTCTGATATACGTAGAGCTTGGGATTTCTTGTTTACCATTAATTTTCCTCTTCTTCTTTATGGTGCTGAAGTTGACTTCCGCATTGGTGAGATGGATCAAGAGCAACAAGTTGGTGGTGGGAGGTATCGTAGATGACTGATCTTGTTACTAGTAACTCTGTTGCCAAAGTGCAGTTTAGAGAGAACATTATTAATGTTCAAGAAGGTATTTTAAAGATGATTGCAGATGGTGCAGTTAAAGATACCTTACCTGACTGCAAGTTAACCCATTACTACGCTCCTATTGATGAGAACTATGGTTGTGGCACTTATGCTCGACAAATGTTTATTCCCAAAGGAACCCTAATAATAGGTAAAATACATAGGCATCAACACTTGAACTTTATCATGCAAGGTAAAGTGTCTGTGTCAACAGAGTTTGGACCAAAGTATTTTGAGGCTCCATGTATCTTTGTTTCTGAGGTAGGTCTTAAACGTGCTGTTATTGCAGAGGAAGATACCATCTGGGTAACAGTGCATCTCACTAAACACTTAGGTGAAGAAAACCTAGCCAAGATGGAAGAAGAAGTAATTGCTCCATCCTACAAGGAACTGGGTCTAATTGACTCAACTAAAGATTTGATTACGGAGAATTAAAATGACATTTGGAATTACAGCCACTGGTTTTGCTACAGCAGTAGGTATTGCAGGAGGCATTAACTCCCTTACTGGTGGTGGTGTTAGCAAAATGTTAGGGTTTGAAGGATCACCCACTGGTGCAGAAGCACAACGTATGGCTGATCCATTTATGGATTACAGAGGTAGGTTAGGTGCTATGTATGCTGGTGCATTACAACCTGGAGCTAAAACAGACATTGAGTCTATGCCTGGATATTCTCAGTATAAGACTGGAGTCATAGACCCCGCTATGGAAGCTACTCAAAGAAAAGCTGCTAGTTCTGGTATGTTGTACTCTGGTAATGAAGCTATGGCTCTTCAGAAGACTGGTCAACAAGGTTACTACGGGTTTATGACTGACTACCTTAATCGTCTTGCACAAGGCTCTGGTGCTACTCAAAGTCCTGCTACGGCTGCAGGTATTGGTTTAGGACAGACTGGTCTTAACCAACAAGGCTTTATGCAAGGTATGGGTGCTCTTGGTCAAATTGCTGGTCAATATGGTGGAAGTTCAAACATTGGTGGTTACGCAACAAGTGGTTCTGTACCTAGCGTTACTTCATCTGATGTTTACTCTGGTCCTCCAATGTATCCTACATCTACGTAAGGATTAAATCATGGCATTACTAATGACAGACATGGCTGCAGGTGCTACTGCTGCCCGTACCTTACAACAAAACATATATGGCGGTCAATTTGATAAGGCCAATATAGCTGCTGCTGCTGAAGAAACTCAACTTAAACTTGAACAAGATCGCATTAAAACTTCTTATGCTCCACAAGAAGCAGCTTTAAAGTTACAACAAGATCAAGCTAATGTTGATAGGTCTAAGCTTGCTAATCTTGTTGCTGATACTAATTTTAAATCTTCAGAAGACTCTAAACAAAAACTTAGAGCTTTAGCTGAAACACCAGAGTTTAAAGCTGCTACTGATGCTGAGAAATTACGTTTAGCTGCTGCTACCCAATTTAAAGTGGGTGACATTGACAATGGTGTTAAGACTTTAGCTTCTGCTGAGTTGTATGACACTAGAGACTTAGCTCTTAAACAAAAAGCATTGGATCAAAACGCACAAATCATTGGTAACGCTTATGGCGTTATAGCCGCTTTGCCTGATGACAAAGTTAATGAGTTTGTAGATCGTCTTCCAGAAGAAAATAAGAAAGCTCTTATTAGCCAAATTGGTGAAGCCAATTGGAACAAAATGACTGGTGCTGAGAAAAAAGAAGCTACTAAGAACTTGATGCTAAATGCTAAAGGTCAAATGGCTAAACAACTTAAAGAAGTTGAACTTGCAAAAACAGAGTTGCTTATTAAGTCTCGTGAGCGTATTGAACAAATTCGTCAAGATGGTTTGCTTAATCGTAAACTAACTGGTGGTACTGATCGTGAGATGCGTGATTGGAAACTGTATCAAAATGCTCAAGAAGCTATTGAGAAATCTGGTAGTAAAACTTTGGCTAAATTAAATGAAGCTGTTGATTCTGCTGACGCTGCACAAGAGAAAAGTAAAATAGGTACGTTTTGGAATAGCAGTAATCCATCAGATGCTACTGCTGCTGCTTACAGAAAAGCTGTTGAAGCTCGTGATAATTTCCAACGTAGTCAAATTAAAAAAGAACTTAACTTAGCTACTACTGCTCCTGATTTTCCTGGTAAACAAGCTGTTATTGATAATTTAACAAGAGAGTTAGAGTTGTTTCCTGAACCCAAAGGTCAACCTAAACCTACT